ACATTGCCAAGGGTAAGATGTCAGGCGCTTATTGGGCTAATCGGGAAAAATGGAGTTGATTTATGGCAGTGTCAGGATCAAAGGATTTCGAGCTTGACGTAGCCGACTACGTTGAAGAGGCTTTTGAGCGCTGCGGTTTAGAGCTCAGGACCGGCTACGATTTAAAATCGGCAACCAGAAGTCTTAATTTGATGCTGGCTGAGTGGGCCAATCGAGGTCTAAACCAGTGGACGGTCACTGAAAAAACAGTGGCTATGGTGAAAGACACCGGCACTTACAACATCGACAGCAGCAATGCGACAGCGCCGATCGACGTGTTAGACGTGTTTGTCCGCGAAACACTCGGCGGCACAGACACTGATATGCCGCTGAATCGAATGAGCCGCGCTGAGTTTACGCATTTGGCGACCAAGTCAACCACTGGCAAGCCCAACCAAGTGTTCATTAATAAGCAGCTGACGCCCACGATTACGGTCTGGCCGGTGCCCGACAAGTCAAGCACATACACCGTGTATATGAATGTTCTGACCAGGATGGATGACGCAGATGTGGGCGCAAACACAATGGACATTCCTTTTCGATTTTATCCGTGTCTCGCCGCTGGTTTGGCGTATTACATGAGTTTAAAGAAGGCACCCGAAAGGACTGGTCTGCTGAAGCAGATGTACGACGAAGAGTTTGATCGGGCAAAGTCGCAAGACGAGGACCGCACAAGCTTTAGAATTTCCCCGAATCTTGGCGGATACAATTCGGCGTAGCTATGGGATACGCGAGCGGCAAAGAGGCTTACGGGATCTGTGATATCACTGGATTCCGCTACAATCTACGGGAAATGAAAATGACGTGGGACGGCCTTTTGGTCGGCCCAGACCAATGGTCACCTAAGCACCCGCAGATCGATCGAAAATCTTTCCCAGCAGATCCTCAGTCTTTGAAAAATGCGCGACCAGACGCGAGCGACGACAATTCTAAATTTCTGGTTTATACGAATACAGGTGCTGGTATACTCGGCTCGGTGCTGGACACTTTTGAGGTTGCATGTAGCGTTGGCGAGGTAACAATAGAAATCACATGAGCTTTACACTAGCGACATTGAAGACAGCTGTTCAGGACTATATGGAGTCGAGCGAGACGACATTCACGACGCAGCTCAACACCATTATCAAAGAGGCGGAAAACCGCATATTTGATAATGTGCAGCTGCCCGTGCAGAGAAAGAATGTGCAGGGCGCAACAACTGCGTCAAACCGCTTCTTGGCGACGCCCGCTGACTTCTACGCGCCGTTTTCAGCTGCAATTATCACGGCCAACAGGTATTACTACCTCGATTTCAAGCATCCGAGCTTTATCAAAGAATATAGTCCCACAACAACGGTCGAGGGCCGACCGAAATATTACAGCTTGCTTGATGACACCGCTTTCGAGCTCAGCCCCATACCAGATGCTGCTTACACGGTTGAGATTCACTATCTCTACAAACCGGCGAGCTTAACTTCCGGCGCGGATTCCGGCACAACAGTTCTCTCTACTGATTACCCTGATGCCCTGCTTTATGGAACTTTAGTTGAAGCGGCCATTTTCTTGAAAGAAGCTCCAGACGTCATTGGTACTTTTGAGGCTCGCTTCAAAGAAGCGCTCGCTAGAATGAAGAATACGTCTGAGGGTCGGAAGCAGCGCGACGAATATAGGTATGATTCTCTTCGTCAAGGCGTTTCTTAATGGAACGGCTTGACGAGCTCGAGGGCGCACACGTCGCCCTTATTGGCTTAGGCGCTTCCCAAATAGATTACGTTATTGCCCGAGAAAATTCCGTCAATTGGACCGAGACGTGGGGATGTGGCAGTTCTGCCGCTGTTTTTGATTTAGACCGGCTCTTTATGATGGACCCTGCCAGCCGATTTTTTGATACGGACGACGCGGGCAAGCAAACCGATGTCATGCGTGAAATTCTTCCGGTTTTGGACATCCCTATTTATTCCTGCGAGTTAGACGATCGTGTGCCTCGGATTGTTGAGTATCCGCTGCAAGAGGTGGTCGAAGCCACAAAATGTGCCTACATGAACACTACGGTGGCTTATGCCGTCGCTTTCGCCCATTGGAATAATGTTGCGCACATCGACCTATTTGGCATTGATTTCAGCTATAAAGGCAATCTGCATTTCGCAGAGGCCGGCAGGGCTTGTGTTGAGTTCTGGCTATCCAAGTGCATTGAAAAAGGCATCAAGGTTGGCGTTAGCCCTCGATCGACATTGTTAGATTCTAACGTGCCTCTGAATGAGCGTTTGTACGGTTATCATCGTTTGGATGACCCGAAAGTAGCGTTGCCAAAAGATGACGTTTGGTTTGTGTGTGACCAGTCGGAAATGGAAGATAGGATTGCCAGCGGCGAGACAACGATTCAGAAAGAACCAGCGCCGCCAGAGCCGTTCAAGGGATGACTGACAGCTTCATCCAGTTAGGCCAGGTCACGGTTTCGACAACCAATAATAAAGGCCATGACCCAGAATTTTGGGCGGAGCAGGTGACCAACAAGATTTGCGGGATTTCTGAGCACGCGCCTGAGCATGTCAGGCAACAAGCTTTAGCTTTCAGAAAAGCGGTGTATGATATAGTCCTTAGAGGTATACGCAGCGGAATTGCGTCGGATAGAACAACGGTTGTTGGCTTATTGAGGCGGCAAGGCCATGACGATATGGCCAATATTATTAAAGAGTTATAACAGGAGACATTTATGGCGATCACGAGCGCAATTTGTAATAGCTTCAAGCAACAGCTGCTTATTGAGGGTCACAATTTAACTAACGGGGCGGACAGCATTAAGTTGGCGCTGTATACCAGCTCAGCCACTTTGGGTGCCGGCACCACTGTATATGTCACG